GACCCACTTGCGAATCGTGTTGCGCGCCAACCCGGTGCGCTTGGCTATCTCATGCAGCGACAGCTTGTCGCGGAAATACATCCGGCGAATTTTGCCCATCATTTCCATACTGATCACCCTGTGTTTTCCTGCTCAAAAATTGAGCAGAAGCAGTTGAACACCTGGGTCAGTTTTCAGTCGGCAGAACAGCCTCTACTGGGTCAGTTTTCGGTCAGCGGCAACAATCCAACATGATCAATCACCCAAAAGCGCAAGAGCAACGCTGGGTGGCCATTCATCGACTGGATACAGATGGTGATGCTGAGTGGGCCGAGATCATGCGGATTCTGGAGGAGACTGACGGTCTGGAGATCACGCAGCTTGAGGACGGTGGAACAAAAATCGAATGGGAAATGCAGAGCGAAGACGACCGAGAGGCACCGCCTGAGGAGCTGGAGGCGCTGGAAGAAGAAGCCCCGTTCTGAAAAGAAAAAGCCCGCTCACGGCGGGCTCAATCAGGCTTTTTTTGCATTCCAGATCAGCAGGACCTTCGCGTGGATCGTAACGTCATCGATCCTGGCCTGCTGGTCTTTGTGTTTCTCGTTGTCGGAAATTAGCCAGAAGTGGTCTTCATCGAAGAACTGCAGGCGCTTAATGTAAAGATGGCCGTGCCAGGTCAGGACGTAAATACCGTCTCCGACGAACTCGTTTACCCCGCGGTCAACGATTAGCGGGTCTTTGTCGTTGATCGTGCCCTCCATGCTCTGCCCCCAGCCGAATATCATGGCCAATGCAGATTGGGAGGTATAGCTGACCCCTTTTTCGTGCAGAACTGACTCCTTGACGATCACGTTTCGCATGACTTCGGTGTAGTCGGGAGGTACCTGTCCGTGCCCCATCGAAGCGCGTATGTCGTACTGTGGGATGAAGATCTCGTCCTTCTTCACTTTCAGGCCTGAGAAATCTGCAGATACGACATTGCTTGGGCGTTCTTCGACCAGGGAGTCTGCAACTGCGGCCGCGATCTTCTGCTGGGCGTCCTCGTCCAGCTTCTTGCCGGCGTGCTTTTTCAGCATCGCCATTACCTTTTCTGCCGCGCCTTTCTTGTGGTCCTGATCACCGGTCGGAAGCGAGCGCAGCGATCGAATTTCGTCCGCCAGCCGCGGGCTGAACTGTTCGACAGGAACCTCCAAAAGCCTGGCCAGTACGGCTGCGAACTTTGCATTCAGTGGGTTGAGACCCTTGAAATAGAGGTTTACCGCAGCTGGTGTAATGCCGGCTTCGTCCGCGATTTTCTTCTGACTGAGCTTCAGATCGTTCTTGCGAGCGAGGAAAAGCGCGTGTGCCGCTTCGCATTCAGCCAGGCGGTCGGGAGGAAGGATTCGTTTCTTGGTCATGGCGCGAACATATACCAACGGTTAAAAAAATGGGAGAAACCATCGGTATGGACAGATAATCAACCGATGGTTAATATCCGGGGTATGAACAACCGAGGCCTGATCATGAGCGAGACCCCCCTCGACAAATTCGTTGCTGAAAAAGGGCAGTCCGAAGCGGCCAGGCTTCTTCGCGTTACGGCACCTGCCATTCACAAGGCGCTGCTAGCAAAGCGAGACATCAGCGTCTTCGAGCTTCCGGGTGGCGGTTATTCGGCTATCGAGCGGAGGCCTTTTCCATCCCAGCGATCTGCTGCCTGACGAAGGAAGCCGCCATTTGATGGTGGTGATTATGTGAGATCTGGCATTGCGCCAGTAGATGGCTGAAACACCTGCGAATCCATCCAGTATTGGAATCGCAGACGAAAAAAAACCGCCTGGCAGGGCGGCTTTCTCTACAACTTGACACGAGTTGAAGCATGACAAACATCGTCCCACTTGACAAGTCCAGGGGGTTTACCCGGATGGACAACCAGCTCATGGATGGCCTGCTGGCTATCGATCTTCCGGCCCGGGAGATGAAGATTGTGCTGTATGTGGCCAAGGCCACCATCAACTACGGTGCGGGCGCTCAACGCATCCCGGCGACCGACATTGCGAAAGCCATCCATGCCCACCCTGACACCGTATCCAAGGCGGTTTCTAGTCTGCTGCGTCGTCGGGTTCTGTTCCGCGAGGGTGGTGCCCGGGGTGACATCGGCGTGAATGACCCGAAAGACTGGGTCTACGTCATTGAGCCGAAACAGACCAAAACAGCCGACTCGGCTGAAGTGGTCCGAATCGGCGACGAGTCGAAACAGACCAAAACCGCCGACTGCCTTCTTTATTCTAAGAATCTAACCCCCTATGTATTTCTTCCTTCGGAAGAAAATACATGCCCCCCCAGCGATGAGCAGCCGGCTCCGGCCAAAGCTGATCGCAAAGCACCGTTCGGGAAGGCCGCCATGCTGGCTGACAACCCTCACGGCCTGGATGAATCGCTGATCGCTGACTACCTGACTGTCCGCAAGGCTGCCAAGGCCCCAGTGACCGCCCGGATTTGGGCGGGGCTGAACGTCAAACTGGAGCAGTGCAAGGCCTTCGGCATCCAGCCAGCCCAAGCCCTGGAAGTCGCCGTTGAGAATGGATGGCGCGGCTTCGAGGTGGAGTGGGTGACCAAGCGCATCAGTGCGCAGTTGCCGGCCCAGGCAAAATCTCACAGCCGTCACCACGGCTTCAACGAACGCGACTACACCGCCGGCCTGGCCGAGCGTGAGGACGGCACCTATGCGATCTGAATCGGTGATCACCATGTCCGAGGTGAAAAACGCCGCTGGTTTCCGTATCCAGCCAGCTGACTGTGAGCATCACGGCGCTTTCGAGCAGCGGGTGACCATGCTGATGGGGCGCGAAATCGTCGGGCGTTGCCCTGAGTGCGAGAAAGTTGCCATTGCCGAGCGCGAAGCCAAGCAGCTGGCGGAGGACACCCGCCTGAAGCGTGAGGCGATGACCCGAAAGCTGGGTTCGGCGCTGATCCCGAAGCGTTTCGCCGACCGCACCCTGGCCAACTATCGCGTCGAGCACGAGGGCCAGCGCAAGGCCTTGGCCTACTGCACTCGCTACGTGGCGGCGTTCGAGGAAATCGAGCGCACCGGCCGCTGCCTGATGCTGCTGGGAAAGGTTGGTACCGGAAAGACGCACCTGGGCGCGGGCATGGCCAACGAGCTGATGCGCAACACCTCGGCCACCGCCGTCTACCGCACGGTGGGCGCGATTCTGCAGTCCATCCGCGCCACTTACGACCGCCACAGCGAGCAATCCGAGGCCGACATCCTGTCCAGCCTGATCGAGCCGTCGCTGCTGGTGCTGGACGAGGTTGGCGCGAGTAAGGAACAGCCGAGTGAATTCGAGCTGACCACCCTGTTTTCAGTCATCAACGGGCGCTACGAGCAGATGCGCCCCACGGTAGTGATTTCCAACCTCGACCGAGACCAGCTGCGTCACGCCATGGGCGAGCGCTGCTACGACCGCCTGCGCGAGGGAGGAGGGGTGATTGTGCCCTTCGAGTGGGAATCGCACCGTGGCAAGGAGGAGTTCTGACCATGCGGCAAACCAAGCTGACCAAGGCCGCGCGCGGCAGGGAGTGCCAGGTGCGCATTCCGGGCGTATGCAACGGCAACCCCGAGACCACCGTCCTGGCACACTACCGGCTGGCCGGCACCTGCGGAGTCGGCAAGAAGCCGCACGACCTGCAGGGCGCGTGGTGCTGCAGCGCCTGCCATGACGCTTGTGACGGGCGCAGCAAGGCCGTGGACCGCGATACCGCCCGCCAATACCACGCCGAGGGCGTCATGCGCACGCAGGCGCTTTTGCTGAACGAAGGGGTGCTGATCGCATGAATGCCCCCGCCCTTCGCCCGTTCAAGGCCAAGCCGGCCCGCGCCAAGCCCGTCGACCGGGAAGGGCAGGAGCAGGCCGCGCTGATGCAGGAACTGCAGCTGCGCTACCCGCAGGCCTACAAGCTGATCTATCACGTGCCGAACGGCGGGCACCGGGTCAAGGCCGTGGCCGCCAAGCTGAAGGGGCAGGGCGTGAAGGCCGGCGTGCCCGATCTGGTGCTGCCCATGGCGCGCGGCGGCTACTTCGGCCTGTACATCGAGTTCAAGGCCATGCCGCCGTTCGACGCGCCGGTATCGCCAAGCCAGGACGCCTACCTGCAAGCGCTGGCTGCCCAGGGCTACCTGGCCATTGTGTGCCGGGGCAACATCGACGCGGTCGAAGCCATCCGATCCTACCTGCTGCTGCCTGCGACGGTGGCTGCATGAGCGCGACCCGGGAAGTGAAGCTGAGCGAAGCGGAGGTGCGCCGGCAGGCCGCCGACAAGTCGGTACGCGACCTGCGCGACCCACGGCATCCCGGCCTGTACCTGCGCTTCTGGAGCAACCGCGAGCGCGGAACCTGGCACCTGGTGCGCGGCAAGCGGTGGGTGCCGATCGCACGCTGGCCCGACCTGACCGTGGCAGCAGTGTTGGCCGAGCTACCCACGCTTCGTCAGCGCCTGATGCGCGACCCAGCCACCGCGCCGGTCGCCTCGGGCATGGCCACCGTGGGCCAGCTGCTCGACTGGTACGGAGACCGGATGGCCCGCGACCGTTCGCTGTCTTCGAAGCGCCAGGCCGCTTGCCGTTCCGCCATTGGGCAGCACCTGCGCCCGTGCCTGGGTGATCTGCCAGTCAAGTATGTGACCGCTGAGCTTATCGACAAGCACTTGATCTGGCCGGGTCAGGCCAAGCTGTCGCTGTCCTACCTGCGGCAGATGTTCGGCATGCTGCTGACCGCCTTCCGACAAGCCCTGAAGCTGGGGATTATCGACAGCAATCCCTTGGCCGGAGTGCGCTTCAGTGACTTCACCAGGGCACGAATCACCCCCAAGGCCGCCCGCCTGCGTGGCGTGCACCTGCCCGAGTTGATACAGCAACTGGCCCGGGCCTTCGATGCGGCCCCTCACGACGCCATGCTGGCCCTGATGATGCTGGCCCACGGCACCCGGATCGGCGAGACCCGCATGGCCCGCTGGAGCGATATCACGCTGGCCGCTGCCGAGTGGTTCATTCCTGCTGCCCACGCAAAAAACCGCACCGAGCACCGTCTTCCTCTGACAGACCAGGTGAAGGCGCTACTGATCCGGTACCGGTCGATTCAGCAGGCCCAGGGGTATGAGGGTGTGTACCTGTTCCCGAACCGTCGCGGCCACTGCCTGAGCGAGACCCAGGCCAGCATGGTGTTCACTCGCCTGGGGCAGGGTGAGTGGACCAGCCACGATCTGCGCAAGGTATCCCGCACCACCTGGACTGACCTCGGGATCGACGGCCACATCGGCGAGATGCTGCTGAACCACACCCTGGGCAAGATCGCCAGCACCTACATCCACACGCAGGCCATGGAGCAGCGCAAGTTGGCGCTGGAGAAGTGGCATGCGTGGCTTGATCGGATCGGTTTCGCGGCCATCCACGGCCTTAAAGAGACCTTATTTGAAATCCCGCAGAACTCGCCAGAAGCCAATGGCGACGAGGCCTCGGGCGACCTTAGCGAATTAGTGATTAGCGAGGATTCGAAATGACGAATATCGACACGATCCGCGCCGAATTCGAGCGCACCAACGCCCGCGATCATCGCCGCACACCTCCAAAGGGCAATAACTACATCGACCCAATGGCCCAGCCTGATTGGGAGTCGTTCCAGAAGGGGTGGGAAGCCTCTCGCAAGTCGATGTGTGTCAAAAACCCTTTCGAGCTGATCATCGGTGACCCTGATGGGCAGTGGGCGCACGAGGTGGCTGAAAAGTCGTTGCGTGCCCAAGGCTTCAAGGTGGTCGGTTGATGAAGAAGCACGGCCCAGCCTTCAAGAAGGCCGTGATCAAGCTGGATCAGTGCCCTATGTGCCGTGGGAGAGCGGTCACCAAGGGCTTGTTTCACGAACTTCCATGCGGCCACTGCAACGCCTCGGGCTGGGTAGTGGCGGCAACTGGTGAGGCCCTGCCTCTGGATGAGCTGGTGACCCAGCTCAGCATGAGGCTGCACGCCGCGACACGGCAGATCGAGCAGTTGAAGAACCCTCAGGCATCCGGGCCTGAGGCGACATATCAGGGAAGCAACCAGCGTGGTGCTGGGCGCGCCAACTACATCGGGGATTGAGGGGGAAGGACATGAGCAACGTAGAGAAGTCGGCTGAATACTTGCTGGAACACTGGGGCCGCTGGGTTGTGCTTGGCTCCGGCGTATCGTGCTGTGCATCGCGGGAAAACACGATCCTCGATCCGATGATCACGGACGATGACGCGTTGTTCATTGATCGCCTGGTCGGGCGACTGAGCAAGCGGTACCCCGAGTGTGGTCAGGTCATCATCAAGTACTACTCCTCCCGCGACACCTCGCTCAGGGATGTGGGTAAGAAGCTCGGCTTTGGCGAGGAGAAGACAAGGCAGCTGTGGAAGGCAGGTGTGGCCTGGATCGATGGAGCAATCGATATTCGACGCGAAGCCGCTTGACAACCCCGGTCCTCATCCGTATCTTTCATGTTACTTTGCGGTAGGTGCGCGAGAGCAAACTCGCCATCACCAGCATCCTCCTTAGAGCCTCGGCATTTGCCGGGGTTTTTTCGTTTTCGGCTCCACCACACCCATCTCCCCGAGCTGGGTGTGCTGTTGGGGCCGAACCTATTCCGCTCCCCAAAAGGGAGGAACCGAGATGCCGAACATGCCCGAGAAGGATCCTGGCCTGTGGGCCGCTGTGCTCGCCTGGGTGCTGGCTCACCAGCCTCAGCTGTACACCGGTGGAATGGCTGCCGCCGTGGCTATGTGTCGTGTCATCTACGGCGGAGGCCGCGGTCGTAAGATCGCCCTCGAGGGCACGATCTGCGGGCTGATCGCCATCAGTCTGCTGCCAGTGCTGGAGTACTTCGCGCTTCCTCCCAACCTTTCTGTCTTCGCCGGTTGCATGGTTGGATTCATTGGCGTGGAGAAGCTGCGTGAGTACTCCGACCGGTTCATGAGCAAGAAGGTGGAAGGCTGATGGCCAGGCTCAAGACGCTCGGCTCTCGCATCAAGGAGAGCGCAGGTTCTCGGGTCAAGGTGGTGAGCCCAGGCAGCTGGCGGAGCGGAATGACCAGCTCCCAACGAGGCTACGACTACAAGTGGCAGAAGGCCCGAGAACAGTACCTGCGCGATAACCCGCTGTGCGTCTACTGCGCTCGGCAAGGCCGAACAACTGCTGCCAACATCGTTGACCACATCGTTGCGCATCGCGGTGATCAGGATCTCTTCTGGAATCAGGCGAACTGGCAGTCGCTGTGCAAGCCCTGCCATGACTCGGTCAAGCAAGCCGAGGAGGCTGCTGGCCTGATGGGCTGACCGTCAGCGGAATGGCGCGCGTTCGCCCGAGGCGCCTTCGAGGCACGCCAGTGGCGTGCCGCGAGGGTGGGGGGAGGTCAAAATATAGCGATTCGCATCTAGCTAGACCGCCACCGACCCCACGTACACATTTTTTCCCGTTTCAGGAAAAGTTAACCATGGCTTTAACCGACAAGAAGCGGCGGTTTGTTGACGCTTTGCTGTCGGGGGCCACAAATCGCGAATCAGCGATCGCTGCTGGGTATTCAGAGAAAACCGCGTCGCAAGCGGGCTCGAAGCTGGCTAAGGATGAGGACGTGCTGACCGAAGTCGGTCGTCGGCTCAAGCAGAAACAGGCTACCAGCTCTGAGGTTAAACCCGGGCGAAAAGTTAAAGGTGAGGATGTTGCGGAGGAGGAGCCGGCTGAGGTCGCGCTCACTCAAACAGATGACCCGCGTGTCTTCCTTACCGAGCTCATGAACGCAAATGGGGCGGATATGCGCATGCGCCTGGAAGCAGCCAAAACGCTGATGCCCTACGCGCATGGCAAGGTCGCCGATCAGGGCAAGAAAGAGCAGAAGGCCGAAGCCGCCAAAGAGGCAGGCAAAGGCAAGTATTCACAGGGCAAGCCGCCACCCGGCAAGCCGTCCCTCAGTATGGTCAAGGGGTAAGTCATGCAATGGACTACTGCCTGCCCGGACTGGTGGCGGCTATTGGCTGCCGGGGAGTCAATCATCCCGGAGCCACTGTTTCCGGATGAAGCGGAAGCCAGCCTTGAGGTGTTCAAGGGGCTGAAGATTGTCGACGCGCCTGGCAGCCCCACGATTGAGGCGTCATGTGCGCCTTGGGTGTTGGCCTTCGCCGGCGCGGTGTTTGGGAGCTACAACAGCGAAACCGGCGAGCGCCTGATCCGGGAAGTGATGTTGTGCATCCCGAAGAAGAACAGTAAATCGACGATCGCTGCCGGCATCATGCTGACCGCGCTGATTCGGAACTGGCGGCTATCTGCAGAGTTCATCATCTTGGCCCCGACCAAGGAAATCGCCGACAACTCGTTCATCCCGGCCAAGGACATGGTCAACAACGATGAAGAGCTGAAAGCCCTGCTGCATGTGCAGCCGCATCTGCGGTTGATCACCCATCGCGAGACGGGAGCCACGTTGAAGGTGGTGGCGGCGGACAGCGATGTGGTGGGCGGCAAGAAAGCCGTTGGCGTGCTGATCGATGAAGCCTGGCTGTTCGGCAAGAATCCCAAGGCTGCGGACATGATCCGCGAAGCCACGGGCGGTCTGCTGTCTCGTCCGGAAGGCTTCATAATCTGGCTGACGACTCAATCGAACGAACCGCCGGCTGGGGTGTTCAGGTCGAAACTGAACTATGCCCGCGGGGTACGAGATGGTCGCATCGACGACAACCGCTTCCTCCCGATCATCTACGAGTTCTCACAGGAGATGATCAAGAGCGGTGAGGCCCGGAAGCCTGAAAACTTCCACCTGGTCAACCCGAACATCAACTACTCCGTTGACCGGCCCACGCTGGAGCGCCTGCATATGCAGGCCGAGATCGATGGCGAGGCGGAGATGCGCGGCTTCCTGGCCAAGCACCTCAACATCGAGATCGGCCTTGCTCTGATGTCCGACAGCTGGGTCGGTGCCGCTTTCTGGGAGCCCCAGGCCAAGGAAGGCATGACGCTGGACGACTTGCTCGAGCAGTGCGAGGTCATCGACGTTGGCGTCGATGGCGGTGGCCTTGATGACTTGCTCGGCCTGGCGGTGATTGGCCGGGTACGAGAATCCCGCACCTGGTTGCACTGGGCGCACGCTTGGGCCCACCCCTCGGTGCTTGAACGCCGCAAGTCAGAAGCTCCCAGGCTCAGAGACTTGGAAGCGACCGGTGACCTGACCATCGTCGACAAGATCGGCGACGACGTTGATCAGCTGGCGGCCATCGTTTCGCGGATCAACCAGGCGGGATTGCTCGACAAGGTCGGACTTGACCCCGCCGGCATCGGTGCCGTGCTTGATGCGCTGGCTGATGTCGAGATTGATGAAGAGCAGGTGGTCGGCATCTCGCAGGGTTGGAAGCTCACCGGCGCGATCAAGACGACCGAGCGCCGGCTTGCAGAGGGCTCGTTCATCCACTGTGGACAGCCGCTCATGGCCTGGTCGTGCGGCAACGCCAAAGGTGTGCCCTCGGCCAACGCCTTCCTGATCACCAAGCAAGCATCGGGAACCGCAAAAATTGACCCGCTCATGGCGACCTTCAACGCAGTGTCGCTGATGGCCCTCAATCCCGAGGCCCGCGGCGGTCTCGACGACTACCTCAACCACGGCTTTTTCGGATTAGTAGGCTGACCATGGCATTCAAATGGTACAACCCCTCGACCTGGGGTTTCTTCGGCTACACCGACCCGACCACGGGCGACTATGTCGAGGTTGACCTTGAGGTCGGCGGCAAGCGCACCAAGGCGGGGGTGAGGGTCAGCGCCAAGACGGCGTTGTCGATCAGCATGGTCTGGTCCTGCGTCAAGATCCTTTCCGAATCGCTGAGCGGCTTGCCGCTCAAGCTGTATGAGGACAAGGACGGCAAGCGGGCGCTGGTTCCGGGTAATGACCGCTACGCCAAGCTGCTGCGTAAGCCAAACCCCTACATGACCATGCTGAACTTCCTCAAGTTCGTGGTCGTGAATATGGCCCTGCGTGGCAACGCCTTCGCGCTGATCGAACGCAACGTGAACAACGATGTGATCGGCATCGTTCCCTTAGACGGCAAGACGGTCACCATTGATACGGACGAAGACCTGCTCTACTGGGTAACTCCCAGCAAGGGTGATCGGTTCCCGGTATCGCCGGAGAACATGCTGCATTTCAAGCTGTTCAGCCTGGACGGCATCGTTGGTCTGTCGCCCATCGAGCATCAGGCGGAAACCATGGGGCTGGCCAAGGCCGGCCAGCAGTGGTCGGCGCGATTCATGCGCAAAGGTGGATTCACCGGCGGCTACGTGATCTACGAACAGTTCCTCACCAAGGCCCAGCAGGCCCAGGTGATGGAGAAATTCCCCGACGTTCGAAAGGCTGACGCCGACGACATCGGCAAGATGGCGATCCTTCAAGGTAACCCGAAGATCGTTCCGGCCGGCATTAGCCAGAAGGATGCGCAGTTCATCGAGTCGCAGCAGTTCCAGGAAGAAGCCCTGGCGGGCATCTACGGTGTGCCGCTGTGGCTGGCCAACCGCGCCGGCAAGACCTCGATCATGGGTTCGAACCTCGAACAGCAGCTCACCGGTTACATCACCTTCGGCCTCAAGCCCTTCATCGATGCGGTGGAGGACGAATTCAACGACAAGATTTTCACCGCCGTCTCGCGCTTTTCCGAGTTTGCGGTTGAGGGACTGTTGCGCGCCGATAGCGCTGGGCGGGCCACGTATTACGGAAGCGCGCTTGGCGGCTCCGGCGGGTCCGGCTGGATGACCATCAACGAAGTCCGCACCAAGGAAAACCTGCCTCCCCTGGAAGGCGACGAATACAACCGGGTCACCCGGTGGGAGATGCAAACAAATGGCGAACCTTGAAGTCCCGTTCGAGCTCAAGGCCGTAGACGAAGCCGGCAACTTCGAAGGCTACGCCGCGGTGTTCAACAACGTCGACCTGGGCGACGACGTAATCATGCCCGGCGCCTTCACCCGGGTGAAGGCCACCCGCAACGGCAAATTGAAGCTGGCCCTGTACCACGACCTGACCCGTCTGGTGGGGGCCGCCGACTACACCCAAGACGACCACGGCCTCCTGCTGAAGGGCCAGGTCAACCTCAATGTCAGCTACGCCCGCGACGCCTACGAGCTCATGAAGGCCGACATCCTCGACAGCATGTCGATCGGCTTCAACACCATCAAGGCAGATTTCGAGGACCGCGCAGGCCGGCGCGTGCGCCTCATCAAGGAGGCCGAACTCTGGGAGGCCTCCTTCGTACCGTTCGGCATGAACCCCGAGGCCCAGGTCCTCAGCGTCAAGTCGGACATCAGGCTTTTCGAGAAGGCCCTGCACGAACGCATGGGTCTCTCGCAGAAGGAAGCGGCGGCAGTCGCCTCGCTCGGCTACACCGCGCTACGCCGTGACGGCGGGAGCGAGGCCACGGCGATCGTGGATGAGCTGAAAGAAATTCCCAACTTGTTCACCCAATATTTCGGAGTGTCGCCATGAGCGAAGTGAAAGAACTGAAGGATTCCCTGGAACTGCAACTGAAGGCCGGCTTCGACGGCCTGCAGAAGAAGTACGATGCGGCCATGGATGAGGTCCAAAAGGGCAACCAGGTCACGACTGACCTGAAAAAGCAGATCGAAGACCAGAAGGGCGAACTGCAGAAAGTCATCGACCAGGTCGTGGATCTGGAGCAGAAGGGCGTCAAACTGCGAGGCCAGCCCGGCGAGGGTAAGAGCTTCATCGACCTCATTCAGGGCGACGACGGTTATAAGTCTCTGAAAAAAGGTGGTGCCCTGGCTGAGCTCGACGTCACCAAGTCCGATCTGGCCAGCATGAAGGAAATGAAGGTCACCAGTGCGGGCATCGTGGCACCGCAGTTCGACCCGGTGATTCAGCCGGGTATCCGCCAAGAGCTGCGCATTCGCGACCTGCTGACCGCCGTGCCGGTCTCGGGGCAGAACTACACCTACTTCCGCGAAAACCTGCACACCCGTGGCGCCGCGCCGGTCGCCGAGGGCGGGCTGAAACCAACCAGCAACGTAACCTTCACCACCGAGACCGATCGCGTGAAGAAGATCGCGGTCTGGATGCCGGTCACCGATGAAGCGCTGGACGACGTCCCGCAGCTGTTCGCGTATCTCCAGCAGCTGCTGCGCTACGACCTCAAGCTCGAGGAGGAGGCTCAGATCCTCAAGGGCGACGGTACCGGCGAGAACCTCAATGGCCTGATGACCCAGGCCACCAACTACAACACTGCCCTCAGCAAGGCCGGTGACACCGCCATCGACCTGGTCCGCCGATCCATCTATCAGGTGCGCAAGCAGTCGCAGATGTCGGCTGATGGCGTGGTGATGACCGAACTGGACTGGATGAATATCGAGCTGCAGAAGGACGGCGAGAACCGTTACCTGTTCGCAAACCTGCAAGGTCTGGTCACCCCTATCCTCTGGGGTCGCCCGGTGATCACCTCGGACAGCATGGACGAGGGCGACGGCACCAACGGTGGCGAGTTCCTGACCGCCAACTTCGCTCGTTCCACCACGCTTTTCGACCGCATGTCGTTCCTGTTCAAGATGGGCTTGATCAACGATCAGTTCATCAAGAACGAACGTGCTCTGCTGGTCGAGGAGCGCCTGGGCCTTGGCGTGCGCCGTAAGGAAGCCTTGGTGAAAGGGCGCTTCCCGACCGCCTAACCCCACCGAAGGCCGGCATATCGCCGGCCTCTTCATTTCTGGAGGCAGCATGAAAATCAAGATTCTGTGGGGCTTCGTCGGCAACGGGGCGCTGTTGGGCGGAACTTCGAACAAGGTCAAGGCCGGCGAAACCTTCGATGAGGCTGATGACGAATACGCTCACGCCTTGATCGGCAAGGGGTTAGCCGAAGAAGTCGATGGCGACGGTAAGGCGAAGGCGGTGAAACCCAAGGAAACCAAGCCTACCGCGCCGAAAGAGAGCAAGTGATGATCGACCTGGCCACCGTGAAGATGCACCTGCGGGTCGACGGCTACGAGGAAGACGCCTTGATCAGCGGCTACATCGCAGCGGCCAAGGCCCATGTCGAGCAGCACTGCGACCGCAAGCTGGTAGAGACTGACCCAGTTGAGCCCGAGGAGATGGGATTGACCGGCGATGTCGAGCAGGCGGTCCTACTGCTGGTCGGCCACTGGTACGCCAACCGCGAGGCTGTTGCCGTGGGCACCATCGCCACCGAGATGCCGCTCGCCGTTGAAAGGCTGCTCTGGTACAGGAAGCGCTTCTGATGAAAGCCGGACCAATGCGGCATCGCTGCCGGATCTTCAAACCCCATCGCGAGCAGAACCGCTCCGGCGGGGCCACTGAAGCCTGGCTGGAGGTCGGCGAAGTCTGGGCAGAGGTCACCACGCCCACTGGCAGGGTTTCACCTGTGGCCGAGCAACTTCAGGCGGTGGTCAGTGCCGAGATCCGCATACGACCACGCTCGGACATTCTCGCCGGCTGGCGGCTGACCGAAAAGCGCACGGGCATTACCTACCAGGTCGAGGCGCCGCTGCTCAATAACGAACGGGACATGCTGCGGCTGCTGTGCTCCAGCGTCCCCAACCCATGAGGTGAAGCATGAAAATTCAAGCACTGGGGCCACTGACCGGCGCCTCTGGCGAGCGCGAGAAGGGCGAGATCTTCGTCGTCGAAAAGGCCTATGGCGAAGGGCTGATTGCCCGCGGCTATGCCGTGGAAATCAAGGACGAAGCCACCCCCGACAAGCCAGCGAAGGCCGCCCAGGCCAAGGAGTAGGCCATGGCGCGCCGGTCCAGTATCCGCGGCGATATCCGGCTGCGCCGGACGCTGCGCAACATACACAAGACGATGGACAACGAACTGCAGCCGGCCATGGCCAAGGCGGCGGCGCGCGTGCTGGCCACTCAGCAGCAGCTGATCCCGAAGGACACTGGCGCTGCGTCGGCGGCCCTGCGGGTCTACGTCGCCCCCAGCGGCCTGGATGCCCAGGTCGGTATCAGGGGCAAGCGGGACAACCGGCGATTCTTCTACCTGCGGTTCCTCGAGTACGGCACGAAGGGCTATTCCGGCAGCATGTACCAGCGAGCCGACCGCAACGCGGTTGGCGGTGTGCACACCAACAACCGCGACAAGTCGAAACTGAAAGGGCGCCGCAATGCGTTCCGTCAGCGTGACACCAAGAACAAGTCGGATGGGCAGCACTTCTTCGGCAAGTACCCGGACATACCCGCCAGGCCGGCTCACCCATGGCTCAGGCCGTCTTTGGACGTCAACCGCGAGTACGTAATGGCCGACCTTGAGGAGGCCGTCCGACGCACGCTGCGCAAGGCGAGCCAGGGGGTAGGCAATGGCTGATCCATCGCTGGCCCTGCAGGAGGCCATCTTCGCGAGACTTCAGACCGAGGTCAGCTGCCCGATCTACGACGGTGCGCCGCTTAATGCGGCGATGCCGTACGTGTCGATCGACCGGGAGGTCTCGGTCAACAGCAGCCCCATCTCCGGCCGAAAGCGCGAAACGCGCCTGCTGTACCTGTCGGTCTGGTCTGATGCCGTGGGCCAGGCCGAGGTGAAGCGCATCAACGGCGAGGTCATCGCCGCCCTGGACGAGCGCCGCCTACCGCTGGAGGTGGGGCGTGCCGTTTCCGTTCGGGTCGAGCAAGCGGACGCCCAACGCGACGCCGACGGCATCACTTACCAGGGTTCGATCACCGTCCGCGTGATCACCACCCACTGAATCACCCACCGGCCGCGACGCGGCTTTTATCCAATGTGCCTTTGGAGGAACCCTCATGGCCGACGACAACCTCAACACAGCCGCCGGCTGCCGCCTCTTCATTGGCGGAAAGACCGGCGCAACCACCAAAACCGAGTACGAGGCCGACACCTACGTGCGTGTTGGTGAAATCGAAGATCTCGGCGAGTTCGGCGACACCTTCAGCAGCGTGACCTTCACGTCGCTCGAGGATGGCCGTGTGCGTAAGTACAAGGGCACGGCCGATGCCGGTGACATGACCCTCACTGTTGGCTTGGATAACGGTGACGCTGGCCAGAATGCGGTGAAGACCGCTCACAAAGATCGCAGCAAGGGTGACTACAACATCAAGGTCACCCTGAATGACGGCGACCCTGATGCCTCGCCGGCCATCAGCCCGACCACGTTCTACTACCGGGCAAAGGTCATGAACAACACCGTGGCAGCCGGTGCAGCTGACAACGTGGTACGACGTAACATCACCCTGGGCATCAACTCGGAAATCCTCGAACTGCTGCCGGCCCCGGTCACCCCATAAGCGCCCGGGGCTTCGGCCCCGGCCTCACAGGATCTGATCCATGAATAACACGCTGCACGGTACCATTACCGTCAAGCTGGGTGATGAAGAGTTCACCCTTACCCCAACACTGAAGGCTGTGAGGGCAATCGAGAGCCGCTTTGGCGGCCTTCGCGGCGCTTCGCAGGCGATCACCTCGCTCAGCGTTGACGGTTGCGCCGCCATCCTGGTGGCAGGTGCCGGCCTGGACGAAAAAGCCGCCAAGGCAGTTCCAGAGCAAGTCTGGCTACACGGCGTTCTTGATGTGTCGACGCAGCTGAACGCCTACCTAGTAGCGTTGTACAACCCGTGCGGCAAAGATGCGGGAAACGAACAAGCCGGGACGGCGTAAGCGTCATTGAGGACGGGAGTTACGTCGACCGGCTGTACTCAATCGCAACGGGATGGCTTGGCTGGCAGCCAGATGTGGCCTGGCGAACACCGCTGCCCGAACTGTTCATGGCGCTGGATGCCAAGCTCGAATGGTCGCAGATGACCAACCCCTTCGGCAAAGGAAAGGCACAAGGGGGCAAGCCGAAACCCAGCGCCTCAGCTGTAGCCGACAAGCTTCGCCAGGCCCTGACAGGAAGGAAGACATAGGGGTCAGCGAGGCCAGAATCTTGGTATGGTTTCCGGTTCAACAAACGGAGCCCTTCATGATTAGGAAAATTACGCTTTCTGCTGCCCTTTCACTGCTTGTCTGTTCAGGGGCATTTGCTGCTGGAACAGCAGCTTCCAAGGCAGATCTGACTGCGCTGAAAAGCGCAATGGAAGATAAACTGAAAGATGCAGAAAGTGCGAAGTTTAAAGATGTTCGAATTGCCAAGGATGGAACTACTTGCGGTCTTGTTAATGCTAAGAACTCCTACGGGGCGTACTCGGGGTTCGAGCCTTTCATTGCAATGAAGCTTTCTACCGGGAAGTTTTTTGTACTGAGTGTTGACGAAGCCGCTGGTCAAGTATGTTCTAGCAAAAATATCTAACTCTCTTTTTTACAGTTTAGGCTCGCCTTGTGCGGGCCTTTTTTTTGGGGAGCGCACATGGCCGACCAACAAGTCCAGGGGATGCTGGTCCAGATTGAGGCGACCACTGCTCAGCTGCGTCGGGAGTTGGCCAATGCGGATCAGCTGGTCGCGCGGTCATCCCAGGCGATTGACCAGAGTCTGGCTAAGGTCGACTCAGCTTTTGATCGGGCCGGTGCAGCAGCGCAGCAGGCCGGCACTCTCATTCGTGGAGCATTTGCGGCGGTGGCCGGAGCCGGTCTGATCGGCGGAATCATCCAGCAAGTCGACGTCTATGGGCAGATGTCTGACAGGATGAAGGCTGCAGCTGGTAGCGCAAGCGAGTATCAGCTGGTTCAAGATCACTTGCTGCAAACTGCTCAGGAAACTTACCGGCCTCTGGCAGAGGCCCAAGAGCTTTATATCCGCACTGCGGACGTAATGCGTAGCCTGGGCTTCAACACCCAGGAAACTTTGGATATCACCGACAGCTTCAGCTTTCTGCTGGTGACCAATGCCGCAGCTGCTGATAAAGCCGGTTCGGCGCTGGATGCGTATTCGAAGGCGCTGCAGACCGGCAAAGTCGAGGCGGATGGCTGGGTGTCCATTCAGGACGCCATGCCGACCATCGTCACTGCGATTGCCACCGCCACCGGAAAGAGCGCCGAGGAGATCCGAAAACTCGGCGTCGAAGGAAAGCTGTCGCTCGATTACATCAATACCGGTCTGCTGCGCAATGTTGAGGTCAACCGCAAAGCTGCGGCCGAAATGTCCACCAGCGTCCAAGACGCCCTGATGAACATCAGCAACGCGATTGGTAGCTTCTTAGGGAAAATGGAGGAGCAGACCGGCGCTGTTGGCGGCCTATCCAAAGTACTCATTGCTCTCGGTGAGAACGTTGATCTGGTAGCTGTCGCGATTGGCGGTGCCGGTGTAGCCGCTCTCACTAACTACGCCGCCAAAACCTACTTGGCAGTGAAAGCAACACTTGCCCAGCGCGCCTCCCAAATACAGAGCGCTGAATCAGCTGTCAGAGCTGCAGAGGCTCAGCGGATCTACGTGCAAGCACAAGTGTTACAAGCCGAAGCCTCCGTTGCTGCAGCTACTGGCTTGCAAAGACTTTCTCTGGTTCAGACCCAGTTAATCCCCACGCAGGCTGCGCTCAAGTCGTCAACTGAAGCCCTTGCAATCGCGCAGGCGAATTTGGCGAGCACGACCATAAGGGGTGGGCTGATGGCGGTCCTTGGTGGGCCAATGGGTCTAGCCATGCTGGCGGGCACTGCGGCGGCAAGTTTCCTCCTGCTTCGCGACAATGCTGACCAGGCCGGTGCCAGTCTTGAGGATTTGCACAAACCTGTCTCGCAGCTTCGAGAGGAATTCCAGAAGCTGAACCAGGACCAGCGCGAAGCAGCCTTGGTTAAGTGGCAGCAGGAGCAGATCAAGGCCACGGATGAAATCAAGGACGCCTACGGCGAACTTGCCCAAGCCATCCGCTCTGCAACAGTTACAGCGCCTGTCCGCGACTCGGGAGGTCAGTACAACAGGCAGCTGGCCGACTACCAGGGAATCATCGACCGGCTGAATGAAGCTCGGTCCTCGGGGGCAGACCTTGCTCCTATCCTTAAGGAGGTGGGCGCTCGCCTGCAGCTGCCGGCGGCTACGTTGCAGGGTTGGATAACCCAGGCCGGGGCCGTCAGCGATGCTGACCAGCGTTCAGGACTGATTGCCGAGACCCTGCGCGTCCTCACCGGGGTTACCAAGGAAAACACGGTAGCGACCGAGGCGAACAATGCCGCCAAGACCGGCATGAGCAGTGCTGGCCAGACTTACCTGGAAACCCTCCAGAAACAGCTCGGCGGCCTACAGGACAACAACGACGCGATCAAGACGGCCAACCGTTATATCGCTGAGAATACGGACCTCACCGAGACCGATCGGCTGGCGATCCTTTCGGCAGCAAGTGCCATCGAGGCGCAAAAAAAGGCCAACGACAAGGCCAATAAGGCCAAGCGTGAGGGGGAGTCAAAGTCAGAACAGGCTGCGAAAAAGCAGCTGAAAGACTTCGCCACGGCCGAGGAAGGCTATAAGCGTCAGATCGAGCTGATCAACACCACTGGTGACAAGCAGAAGGACGCTACCGAGGTCGCCAAGCTGTCCTTCGAGTTGCAAGAAGGCAAGCTCGGCAACCTGTCGAAGGTCCAGCAGAAACGGCTACTTGAGCTGGCTGCTGAACTGGATGCGCTGAACAAAATCAAGAAGGCCAACGAGGACGACTTGAAGCTCAGTGCGTTCAGGGCGGCCCAGCAGGCCGGGACCCAGACGGCTGCGAACGGGTATGCCCAGGAGCTGGCCGGCATCGGCATGGGCGACAAGGCCCGTGACCGTATGCGCGCTGACCTGGCGCTGCGCCAGAAGTATGTGGAAGACCTCCAGACCCTTAATGAGCAGCGAAACACTGGTCAGCTTGCCCCTGAGCTGTATGCCAGCGAAACACAGGTGCTTCAGGAAGAACTCGGTAAAAGGCTCCAGGCGCAGCAGGACTTCTACGCGGCGGTAGATGAGCAGCAATCCAACTGGATGAATGGGGTCCATGAGGCCTGGGCAAACTTCGCTGATGATGCGCAGAACTACTCTGCCCAGGCGGCCGATGCTACCACCAACATATTGGGAAGTGCCCGTAGCGAACTGAGCACCTTCATGACCGATGTTGCCACCGAGACTGAAAGTGCTGGTGATGCTCTTGGCAACATGATCGGCGGGCTTGCTGAGTCTGTGCTCAATGCGCTGGCTGACATGGCCGCGCAGTGGCTTATTTACCAAGGGGTCCAGCTGCTGGTCGGCAAAACCACTCAGGCAAGCGCAGCGGGCATGATGGCGGCGAATGCCCAGGCGACTGCGCTGCAGGCCGGCCTGGCTGCATTTGCTTCGACTGCGGCAATTCCAATCGTTGGCCCGGCGCTGGCACCAGGTGCAATGGCTACTGCGCTCACCATCGCCAACCCGCTGGCTTCGGCCGTGGGCATGACCGCGATGTCAGGTGTGGGCTTCATGGATGGCGGCTATACGGGCCACGGCCGCAAGGATGAGGTCGCCGGCCCGGTGCACCGCGGCGAGTACGTGTTCGATGCGGAGGCTACTGCGCGTATCGGGGTTGGAACGCTGGAGGCCATCAGCGACGGCCGCGCTGCCTTCGTTGGAGGCCCCGGCAGTTCTTCGACGCCCACTGCTGATTCAGTGGCCACGGGCGGGCCGGCACCGGCTCAGCCAGCTCCCCAGGTCAACCTGTATGAGGATGCTAGTCGCGCAGGGCAGGTCCAGATGTCAACGGGCCCGGATGGTCGCCAGATCATTGACCTGTGCGTGGCCAACATCCGGCAGGGCGGGGCACTCGCCAAGGCGCACGAACAATACTACGGAGCGAAAAGGATAGGCCGATGACCGCACTTGCAACGCTGTACGCCTCTGGCGGCAAGGCGTGGATCATTCCGACGCTTGAGCTTCGCTGCCCAGCCTGGCCGGCGCCGATCTACATCTGTGCCGGCTTCGATGATGTGGTGGCCACGCTGGAGACAGGGGTCCAGGTGAAGTTCACCGCGGCGGCCTTCGATGCGGCGCTGCCCAAGCGCGATGACAGTGGTAGCCAGACGCTGACCTTTGCCATCGACAACGTCACCGGCGTAGCGCAGCAGCTGATCGATCAGGCGCTGGAGGCCCGGCAGAAGATCACTCTGGTGTTCCGGATCTTCCTGTCATCCGACCTGTCCGCACCGGCAGAGAAGCCGTACCGGATGACGGTGCTCAGCGGGTTCATGGAAGGGGCCAGCGTGCAGCTGCAGGCTGGCTACTCCGACTACATCAATTTGGCCTGGCCAAGGCGCAAGTACACCTTGAGCTTCGCCCCCTGCCTTAGGTACGTGTGATGTTTGACAGCTACCTTGCTGCCACCTACGAGGATGGCGGGCGCGGCCCTGCGCGCTTCGATTGCTGGGGGATGGCCAGAGCGGTGCGTCATGAGGTGTACGGCTTGCGGCTGCTGCCGAGCTGGGGTTATGTCCGAAACACCATGCCGATGGAGTTCACCCGAGCGGTCAACCACGAAGCCGCTGGCATGGAGCGCTGCGAGCCGGAGGTTGGCGCGATTGCTTGCGTCTGGCGGGGCGATATCTGCATCCACGTTGCACTGATCGTTGAGGCCGAAGGCCGGCTGCATGGCCTGGAGATGAAGCCCAGCGGGGCGACCATCAAGCCGCTTCGGCGATTTCAAGACCAGTACCTGAAAGTGAGTTATCACCGTGATCGAATTCTACCCGAGCAAGCTTGAGGGCTCCCCCCTGGAGCGCCACAGAACCGACAAGGTGATGACGATCGAGGGGTGGCTGCAGCGCAACGTGCCAGGGTATGCGCCGCGCTCGGCACCGCCCATCAGCATCGAGGTGAACGGAGTTTTCATTTCGCCTGACCATTGGGGCAAGGTCGAATTTTCCCCGATGGACACGGTCCGCATCTATCCAGAGCCCAAGGGCACAGGCCTTGAGGTGGCTGTGTGGGCGGTGGTGGCGGCCGTGGTGGCGGTCGGCGTCATCATGCTCACCCAGAAGCCGCTGGCCACCCCGACGAACAAGTCGCAAAAGGGGCAGAGCCTTAACCTGGCGAAGACCACCGGCAACCAGGTGAAGGTGGGGGACATAATCAGAGAGGTCGCCGGCCGTACAAGGATATTCCCCGACTACCTGGTGCCGCCTCGGCACTACTTCGTCAACGAGACGGAGCAGTGGGTGGAGATGCTGCTGTGCGTTGGCGTTGGCGAGTTTGAGATCAACCCGACCGACGTAAAGATCGGCGACACCCCGATCGCATCGCTCGGTAGCACCGCGCGATACCGGATCTACGGCCCAGGCGAGTCGCTGGCAGATGAAGCGGCCCGGCTCTGGTGGCACAATTCCACCGAGGTTGGTTCTACCAGCACCGGCGGGGCGGGGCTCACACTCACGACCACTACCACCGTTGCTCAGCAGTTTACGGGCGAATCGGTGTTGGTTGCCGACCATGTGCTGACCGTTCCGGAGGGGGCTGGCTGGTTCCCACTCGGTTGGGACAGCGGGATGATCGCTCGCATTGAGGTGCCGTACCCGTTCACGTTCACCGCTCCGGTTGACGGCAGCGCCACGGTGGTCAGCGGCCCGCATCTGCCAATGCTGCAGCCGTTTGTTGGAATGCGTATCGAGATATCGGGCGCCAATGCCGGCGAGTACGTGGTGGCCAGCTATACGCCAGAGGTTCCTGGCACCCCGGCTGTGCCAGGCAGCGCATCGATGGTTACTGGCAGCGCCGCACCGAAACGCTTCAACTTCGATGTTACACCGCTGAGCTTCACGGTTTCTCGTGGGGCCAGCGATTTCCCGATAGTCCTGACCACTGCCACCAACAACTTGGCCGGCCTGGTGTCTGCGGTAAACGCTGCTCTGGCCGGTACTCCGCTGGTGGCCAGCGCGTCGGGCGGTTACCTCAGGATTGCTGAGCAGGCCGCGCCGTTCACCGGTATCGGCCTGACCATCACTGGCGCGGTCGTCGACATTTTGGGAGCGAGCCCTGTGTTTGCGACGGGCGTTAAGTCTGAGGCGGCAACGGATGGGCAGTATGCCTGGATGACCATGGCATACGACGGCGGTGCTCCAGCCGTTGGCTTGCAAGCCGGTGAACTGCTTTCCTCGATCGGGTATCGCGACATGCGCTACCGGATCACGGAGGTTTCGGATGATTCCGCAGAAGATGACGACGAGACCCCAGAGGATGAGAGCCACGGCCCCTCAGCGATCACAGTTGTTCGCCTGACCGACACCGGTTCAGTTGACGATGAGTGGGATGGGTTCGACGCGATCCAGAGCAACGGCGTGAGCGCCGTGCTGGACGGGTCAACCACTGAAGGCGACTGGGCGGGTTCGTTCGTGGTCTGCCCGGAGGGCGAGACTGTACGGCGGGTGGAGCTGGACTTCTTCTTCCCGAGCGGCCTGATCCGCTACACCGAGAAGAACGGCAACCAGCGCCAGGTCAGCGTGAAGGTCGAAGCGCAATACCGCGATGCCAACACGGCAGGTGACTGGACCTCCGTTTTCTGGACCTTTACTGCAACCCGCCGAGATCAGATCGCTTTCACCCGAGCGGTAACCTTCCCGACCTACATGCGCGGGGAAATTCGGGTCCGCCGAATCGGTGAAGAGTCTACTGCCAATACCAAGCAGGACCGTGTGCAGTGGTATGGCATGCGCGCCAGAATCGACAAGGCGCCGTTGCGCTATCCCGGCGTGACGGTGATCGCTGTGTATGCCCGGGGCGGTACCAAGCTGTCAGCGCAGTCCGAGAGTCAGGTATCAGTGATTGGCACGCGGAAGCTTCCGGTGCTGGTCGATGGCGCCTGGTCGGCGCCGACGGCCACCCGGAACATCGCGCCCTGGGTCCATTACGTAGCGGAGGATGCAGGCGCAACCGACGACGATCTGGATATCGAAGAGTTCGTGCGCCACGGCGCTACTTGGCAAAGTCGGGGGGACTACTTCGACTTCGCAGTAGAGGAGGCAGGCACGGTCAAGGACGCCCTGAACGATGCGTTGAAGGCCGGGTTTGCGAAGTTCACGCTTGAGCGCGGACGGATCACGCCCGTGCGCGATGAGCTGCGCACCCAGATCGGCAAGATGTACACGCCGCAGAACATGGCCAGCCCCCTCAAGCGCGCGTTCACACTGCCGGCACCGGATGACTACGACGGGGTGCTTATCAAGTACCGTGACGGGAACACCTGGGCGGAAGAATCGGTGAAGTGCAAGCTGGACGGTGACGCATTCATCAGAGTCGAGGAAATCACGCTCGATGGTGTCACTGACCGCGACCGTGCCTGGCGGTATGGCATGCGGCAGCGCCGGGCGCAGGTCTACCAGACCAAAAGCTACAGCTGGAGCACTGAGCTTTCTGCGCTCAACAGCGGTTACCTCAGCTATGACGCTGTGGCGGATGATATCCCTGGCTACGCCCAGTCGGCGGTGATGGTCGATTGCTCCCAAGGGGAGGGGCCGGTAATCGTCGAGAGCAGCGAGCCGTTCACCTGGGAAGCCGGGAAGTCCCACGTCCTTGCAGTGCGCAGGCCTGACGGCTCTGTCAGCGGGCCATGGGCTGCAGCAAGACTGGATGACCACCGTGTCATCATCCCGACGATTGACTTCGAGCCGGACCTTTCCTTGGATATTGAGCCGCCGCATTTGCTGTTCGGCGTTTCGAACAGGTGGTGCTATCCAGTCCTTGTCACGTCCATCGAGCCGGGTGACTACTCGGCGGACATGGAGGCGGTCAACTACGACGCGCGTGTCTACGCGGATGACGACAACTTTGCACCTGAGGACGCTTGAGGATGCTGACCTTTCCGGATGATCTCCCGCTGCCAGTGGGGGATGGATACGGCTTCAAGCCCGTGAGCCCGATTGTCAGGACCACAATGTCCAGCGGTCGGGCTATGCAGCGGCGGCGGTTCGGCAGCGTTCCCACGCTGCTGTCTGTCAGTTGGTTACTCTCGACAAAGGAGGCCAAGCTGTTCGAAGGGTGGTGTAAGTGGGGGATCGGGTGGGCAGATTGGTTTCTCTGCCCGCTTCGCACGCCGCTGGGGTTAAAGCCGCATCGTGCCAGGTTCACCGATATCTACACCGGCCCTGAGTTCGTCGCTGATGACCTGTGGCGTTACACGGCCACCCTTGAACTGTTCGAACTTCCCATCCTGAACGAAGCTGAATTCACCGACCTGTTGGCCGGCATGGATGTTCGCGTCATGAACACTCAGCTTCGAGGACTACTGGAACGCTGGTACACGAAATCCTGGCCCGGCGCGGTTTAGCCGCTTTAGCAGTAGACCAACTTATTTTTCAGCCCGCCGCGAGCGGGCTTTTTTTCGCCTGGAGTATTTATGAGCGGAGCATCGGACCTCGCACGTCTCACCGTGACGATCGATACAGCAAACGAACTGCTGCTGTCTGACAAGATCAAGATGATGGATGTCGGCGACGGGGTAGTGCGCCCCACCAGCGCGATGGTCATGGCAAACCTGGCAACCCAGCTCGGCGGCGCGATGCCCTACACCAGCGTGGCCCTTGGGCTTGCTGGAACGGTAACAGGCACTCAGTTCTCGGTATTAAGCGCGGATGACAACACATATGTCGACCTGTATCGAAATGAGGCAGGGGCTGCGGTCTATGTTGACTCGTACCCGAACAAGGATGCGGTTGCCGAAATTCGCGTGGATATAAGCTCGTCGGCCGGCGTTGGTAGTGATAGCGCCCATGACGTTATTGGTGATGACGATTTCGTGATCTCGAGATTCGTGACTGACGGATCCCTTGAAATGATGAGCGGTCGGATCTTCAATGACGTGGACGGTCTTGGGATTTCGGACCTGGCCGGCAAGAAAATCGGCAAATTTGGGGTGAGCGGCTCGGAAATCAACGGGCTTGTGGTTGAGTCGTCGAGCGCACCAGGCATTGAAATCATCGATGACCTTGATTTCGTTTTACCTGGCGGCAACTTCTCCGACGTCACCGAACTTTCCGGGGGCAGCCCTGTTAGCGGGACTGCAAGCCTTGGACTGAACCAACAGCAGCGCACCAACCACATGGCTTTTATCGACTGGAGCCAGTCACTGGGTGTGGGCGCTTACGCCACGCCGCCGATCTCGACGGCCCAGCCCTACAACAACCTGATGCTCGCCAGCGGGACAAAGGTTCGCTTCGGCGATTCTGGCTACAACGCTTCGGCCTATGTGCCCCTTATCGAAACCGTGCGGGATATTGACGGGGAGTCCCCGGTTACCGGGTTGTGCAACGGTGTCGTGCGTCGGGCGGTTGAGGATGGAGAGGATGCGGCAAACTGGTCGCTCGTAGGGTGCGCACCTGGTCGCGGCGGTCAGAGCGTCGAAGCGTTGAGCCCTGGCGGTAACGGCGACTACGAGAAGCTGGTCCAGCTCATCAAGGATCAGGCCGCCCTGTCGAAAAGCATGGGCAAGACGTACTCCGTGTGGGGTTACGCCTGGATTCAGGGTGAGGCTAACTACTCGACCACGGGCTCTGGCGCTACCGCGACCAAGTCTGCCTACCAATACGCCCAACTGCAGCTTGAGCTGTTCGATGGGTTGTCACGCGAAGTGGCCACCATCACTGGCCAGAAGTTCCGCCCGTACCTTTTTACCTATCAGGTCGGCGCTCACCGCAAGTATTCCAGCGACACCATGCAGATTGCGCTGGCTCAGTGGCGCGCCAGTCGCATGCGGCCGGACGTGGTGATGGCTGTTCCCGTCTACATGTTCCCGGTTCACACCGACAACCTGCACCTGACCAACGAAAGCAGCTGGCTGCTCGGCGAGTACCACAGCCGCGCCGTGTACGAAACGATGGTACGCCGCAACGGCAAATGGCGTCCGCTGGAGCCGGTTTCTGTCGACTGGACCAACACCTACGTCGACATCAAGTTTCATGTCCCGCGCGGCCAGCTGGTGCTGGACAACGCGCTGGCGGCGACTGCACCCAACTCCGGCTTCGATATTCGCGAGTCGGGCGCGGTGGTCACCAGCCTCATCAGCTCGGTGAGCGTGACCGGTCCCGACACCGTGCGCCTGGAGCTGAGTCGTCCGGCCGCCGCCGATGCCCTGCTGAGCTATGCGCGCGGCCGCTCTGGTGACGCCACGGCATCCGGCCCGGTCATCGGCGCGCGGGGCAATCTGCGAGACACCCACGGTCTGTACGACACCGCCACATCGCCGCTCGGCAACACATTCGCACTGCATAACCCGTGCGTGATGTTCGAATTCAACCGAAAAACAGGTTTCTAAGGAGATCAAAGTATGGGCACTCAACTCAGAGCCAAGGGCACCAATGTTGAAGGGATCGCCAAAGTATATGCGGCGTCTGTACGGCGAGGGTTGCGCGGAATTCACTTCCTGAACACCGACGGGAGCAAGGCGGCGCACAACTACGCGCCCGGGAATCAGGGGGCTCAGGGTTCAGTCGCTGGCACCCCGACCATCACTGCCGGCTACGCATCGTGCAAAGGCCGGCTGAATTACATCCAGTCTGCCATCGCGGAAGCTGACGAGATGACAGTTTTCTGCATCGCTCGCAGCTCGGATACCGGCCTAGCCAGCGCGACCCGGCCGTCGTTTCTCGGCACGCAACAAGGTACCGCCACCGACGGGGGAATATCTGACGGCATCAACATGTACATGACTTCGGCTGGCGGCGGCATGGTGTCCTTCACCGCAGCGTATGGGCATAACGACGTTGACCGCACAAACCTTGTTTGCTCGCTGTCCTGGGCAAACATCACCAGCTTCGCCCTGTTCGTGGCGACGATCAGCTCGGCCGGCATCACTTTCCGTGACGTAACGAACAACAGAACGAACACCGTCACTCCCCCCGTCGGCCTGCCCCGACGTCGATCACTGAACAAGCTTCGCCTCGGCAGTGCATTCAACTCGTTCGATGGTTTCGGTGATGTTGCGCTGGTCCAGGTCCATGACGTGGTACTTACTCCAGACGAGATAGCGGCGCAGGTTGCCCAGCATCGCCGGTACGCCTTGAGCAAGGGCATAGCCGTCTGACCCCCCTTAACGTAATGAATTGGCCGCATCGAGCGGCTTTTTTGTTCCTGTCATTTGATCGTCTGTCGCGTGCGGCTTTTTTGCGGAGCGTCTTCCGTCAAATGTGCTCGGACAATTTGCGAGGTGGTAGCAGATATTCCATACGGATGTGACGCCCAGGAATACCAACGCCACCGCGCGGTTCTCGCCGAGTCAGAGATCCAGTTGGCCGCCAAAGACCTTCGGGGGGAATCTTGGTATGGGGCCAGAGCTAGACAATCCGGGGTTGAGGCCCGGGTGCAGGCATCTCTGTAGTTGTCATTTCACGAATTTGCTCTAGCAGCCTAATGTGTGTATCTAGATCTCGGCGTGGAGGTGTAGGGTTTTGATTAACACTAAATACTATAAGAGTGTAAATGGATGACTGGTAGCCATTACTTAGGTCTAGTCCTTTTGTGGAGTTAAAGTACTCATTCATTAGCGCTTCATTAATGCCGGTCTCCAGTTTTCCTCTGATGGCCTCTTCGTTTGACTTGATGAGGTTTAATACTTGTTGTCCGTAAGATATCGTTTCAGCTCTAGTAGGGATGTAGCCTTTGTGAACTGCTCTGTTTCTCAGGTTTACCGATTTCTCATTCAGTAGTGGTGGCGGGCTTCCAATGCTGATTGTGAATAGCGATATGTATGCGCCGAGTTGCCTCTCGGATGAATTGGAAAGTGGCTTCCACATGCTCTCAATTACTTGCTCTGGTATTTTTTGCTCGTAAAGCACCGACCTTATAAGTATTTCGTAAAATCGTTCTAGCGCAGCGGCAAATGAGGATATGGCCTCTCGGTAGTACCCATCGGCTGCCGCATGGCATCCGAGTTCAAATAGAAGCTCGAACTTTGATTGCTGCATTCCGATTGTTGTTTCGTGCCCATGTTCGCACTTTAGTGAGTAAACTTGAGTGTCTTGTATGTTGATTTTGTAGTATTTGTTTGGTCTGTGTAATTTGCAAAGTGGAAAACATTTTATGCAGAACACTTCGAGCTTCATCGTATCCTTCCAGATTTTGTTAAGGTCGGTCTGCCGACTGTCATAGATAAAGTGCATTATGCACTGATTAGACTAACGCGAGCCTGCCATTGTCAGGTATTTCTTTGCGTGGAGAAGACTATGCCTTGCTTCGTTACTAACATGAGCAATAACTTTGACCCCGTCGACCAGCTCGGGTGCGCCACCAAGGAAGCAGCAAACGCAGCAGTGGGTGAGCTGCTGGTAGCACAACCTGCAGAAATCGTGCGAACTCCCGAAGTGCTCAAGCACTACACCGCTGAAGTCGCTGTGACCTCTAGTGAAGCTGAGTCCTTTGCTCCTGTCGATCAGCAGGAGGTGGCTTGATGCTCATTACCGAGCAGCAACTGCTGCAGATCCTCCCCAAAGCCCGCCCAGTTGCGGGCATTTTTTTGCCTGCGCTAAACCGGGCCATGGCGCGCTACAGGATCGATAGCCGGGTGCGCCAGGCGGCGCTCCTGGCCCAAGTTGGGCACGAGTCGGGGCAGCTGCGGAACCTGGTCGAGAATCTGAACTATGGCGCCGAAGGCTTGGCCGCCACCTGGCCCGGCCGGTACCGATGCGCCGACGGCAAGCCGAACGCGAAGGCCGTCAGCCTGGCGCGCAAGCCGGAAGCGATCGCAAACGATGCCTATGCCGGTCGCAACGGCAACATTCACCCGGGTGACGGCTGGCGCTTTCGCGGGCGCGGCCTGTTGCAGGTCACTGGACGGGCGAATTATGCCGCCGCCGGCGCGGGCCTGGGCCTGCCGCTGGAAGCTGAGCCGCAACTGCTCGAGCAGCCGGAGCACGCTGCCATGTCCGCCGCCTGGTGGTGGGCGAAGCATGGCCTGAACGAGCTGGCCGATGCCGGCCGCTTCCAGGACATCGGAAGCATCATCAACACCGGCAAGACCGGCCGCGCGCCGCACGGGGCCGCTGAGCGCAAGGCACTGTATGATCTGGCGCTGCGGGTGCTGGCGTGATCAGCGGGCGCATGGCGGGTGCTGCTGTCACCCTGGCGCTGTTGGTCGCTGCTTACTGGGGCGCCTATCAGCATGGGCGCTCGACCATGGATGCGGAGTGGCAGGTCAAGAGTGCGAAGCGGGATGAATCATTTCAGCGTGAGCGAGAGGCTGCTGCTGTAGCGGTGATCGACTGGCAGAGTGCCGAGCAGGCCCGGCTTCGGGCCCTTGAAAACCAATTGCAGGCCAATGACAGGTCGCACCACCAGGAACTGTCCAATGCTCAAAGAAACCAGGATCGCCTGCGCGATCGCCTCGCTACTTCTGATCTCCGGCTGTCAGTCCTACTCGCCGCCCCGGGTAGTGGCGGTGGGGTGCCAGCCAGCGCCGGCACCGGCAGCGTGGTTCATGGAGCCGCGCGAGGCGAACTTGACCCAGCGGCTGCTCAACGAATTGTCACCATCGCCGGGGATGGTGACCAGGGACTGACTGCGCTTAAGGCCTGTCAAGCATACATTCAGGAGTTAAGTAATCAGCGATAGTGTCTATGGACGCAATCGCCATTTTTCGGAGGTCGCTGCGCGGAAAGTGTAGGCCAAGCATGGGGTGTTCAACGTTTCGATTTGACAGCCTTGCCACGAAAATCAGCGTGCCTGAATACAGGCATCGATTCTGTCTGTGATGTTCTCTAATTCCTGAACTACATATTCAGGCGACCAGTGCCTTGACGCCATGAGAGGCCTACCTTGGTTGCCATCGTTGATGTAATTAAGGCGGTCGAAGGTGTAGACAGAGCTGTTGTCGCCGTGGATGTTGAGTGAGTATCTGAAGGCCTTCGACATTCCGATCGCGGCAAAATAGAAGGAAGCTTTGCCTGATACCTGGATTGATCGACCTGTTTTCACAGGGATGGCCTCAATATCGTTGATCTGACTTTGGGCGCAGTCGGCTCGATCATCGGCACTGGCTGCTGCCGGTCTGCTGAAGGTGACGGAGGTGAGGATTGGGTATCCGTCCGGACCCATTGCCGTTTTTACACCCGGATTGCCAGCGATTGCCGGTGACACGGTAGTAGTGCCGCATCCGGTTAGGGCAGATGCCAGCAGTAGAGTAGCCGCAAGGGTGAGACGCATCAGAAACCGTCCTTGTTAATGAAAGGGCGGCATTTTGCCAGTGTAAGACCGCCTAATCCATCATCGAGGAGCTGTACTGAATACGGATCAACCTCGGGTGTCCGGCGCGGTAGGCATAGAGCCCCAGGTCGGTGATGGGCCCTTCATCTGCTGGTTCGCCAACTTGGTGTTCTCAACGTGCGCGTCAGACAGGGCCCATGTCAGTCGCTCGTTCAGTTCATTCAGCTTGCTGATCTGGGCCGCCTGGTCCTGGTGGATTTCCACCAGCTTCTCGACGTTCTCTCTGGAGCGGTCAAGCTCGAGCCGCAGCTGATCGCATTCGGCTTCGACCAGGCGTGCGTGCTGGCGCAACATTTCAATGGGCGTAGGCATGCCCAGCGCAAAGCCGTCGTCTTCGATGTTCACGATGCCACCTATTTGTACTGTTTGGATATACAGTAATCGAGGCGCATGGTTCTGGCCAGCCCTTGGTGATGAGCTGTAAAGGGGGAATTGTGTTTGGTCGGCAGGACGCCGGAGGAGGGTGGTGGCCCTGTCTAAAACCGCTCTTAATGATCTCGGTTTTACTGGTCGAAACTCGCCAAAACTCGCCAATGCATATTAGACAGATGCAACGCATAGGCCGCGAACGGCGCGGCCTGGAGTCGATTTTTCACACTACTGCTGCAGTACAAGAACCTTCAAAGTAGCGCAGGAGCAAGCAGGATTGAGGTCTGCCCCAAGTATGACCATGCCGCAGCCGCAAAAGCGATCATCCCTACCCAGAAAGCGGCCAGCCCAGCCAAGCCAATTGTCCAGGCACAAATATCCCACCACACAGAAAATCCCCAGTCCTTGTCCTGCTCAATGGCTGCTCGCCAGCGTTCGCCAATCACATAATCTCTGGCGAGTACCACAACGAGAGCAAGGGAAAATAGCAGCATCGAGGCAGTTAAACTGATCCAGGCCCATCTGGCCGACAGCAGAATTTCTGATGGGAGACCGATTGTCCCTGAAAAGAAGGCGGAACAGGTGGCGAGTGCGCCGCCGCTGAGCACGAATAAAAGCTTGATGATTTCAAGCGCGTACTTGAGTGTGGCTTTTTGGTGTTCGTCGTGCCTCGCTACTTCTTTGTCATCCCATGCCAAGCGTATTACTCCGTAACGGACGCGGATTCACTCCGATTTTAGCGCTTAGCCATCTGGTTTCAAGGCTCATAAATCGGTTCCAAAACTGAAATGGCGACCCTTGCAGTATGCGGCCTGTAGCCATGCCGTTTTGCCTTTGTTTTGGAATCGATTTTGCTGCTGGCCCCGCATAGATTGGGCGCTTGTACTACGGTCTTGAAAACCGTCGATGGGCAACTATCCTAGAGTTCGAATCTCTACGCTTCCGCCACATTCAAAGCCCTGATTATTCAGGGCTTTTTGCGTTTTTGGGGTATAGAAAAACTACCCATGGGAACACCCTTTGGAATGGTTTGATTTGTCAGCGCTGACAATACTTTGCTACTTGGTGGGTTTCGCCAAGGCTCCAACTCGACGATAAACCCGCTCGGTAATGTCGCCCTTCGTGTGCCCCAGCAACAGGCTGGCGTGGTCGACATCGGTGATTTCCGAGGCCGCTTTAGGGCGGATATCTCGGAACTGGAACTGGCTGATACGGCCGGCCAGGACCTGGTCACCGGCGGCAACTGCTTCCTTCACTGCGTCCTCCCTGGCATCGTCCCAGCGATGGCGAAGCATCGCAGCCGTGACCCGTTTGCCTGCATCGGTCAGGATGAGGTACGGGGAACTGTGACTAGAGTTGCGCTCCAGAATTTTCCTGATCAGCTTGCCCAGCCCGCTCTCCACACCATCCACTTCAAGCATGATGCGAAGCTTCTTGTGGGTCTTCTTTTGTTTCACGCCGAGGGCCTTGTCCTCGATATCGTCCCGCCTCATCACCAGCACGTCTGCCGGACGCTGGCCCGTCAAATACGCCAAGTCCATGGCAACCTTCAGTTCATCCACCGCCTTGGCATAGACAGCCTTCCAGATTGCATCGTTCGCGTAGAAGTCACGGGGTACTTCCTTGTTCTTGCGCACGCCCTGACAAGGGTTCTCTCGGCTTGTCAGCCCCCATTCCCGAGCGATGTTGAAGACGTGGGAGAGGGTTGCGATCTCGCGGTTGGCCCGCACCTTCGCGCTCCGGGCGTCTCGGTACTGGGCGACTTGCGCCGGCGTGACGCCATCAATGGGCGCTTTCTCGAAGTACGTCCGCAACTGGCGAATTTCGGCCAGGTTGTCTTTCTGGGTGCGCGGCGCCTTCTTCGGGATGATGTCGCGCTCGTACCGGTCGAAGATCGCGCCCATGGTCACCAAGTCCTTCGGCTTTTCCTTCGCTTCTAGCTCAGCCCACTTCAGCCGGGCCAGGCTCAAGTCGGTGCCCAGCGGTAGGCTCCACTCTCCTCACATGAGGTCACGGTGCAATGACTGAACTGTTCACCCTCCCGCTTATACAAGCTATCAGTGACTGGCAGAACGGTGGTGATGTAAAGACTGCCAGGGCGCGAGGACTGGCCTTGGAGCGTGAGTGTGCGGCGCTTCCAAGTGAGTTCAAGGTCGTCTCATTAGCCTGTTTTCGGAGAGTAGCGCTCAAAAAACGAAGCATCTGGGATCTCCTTGGGGAGCAGGCGCTGCCCGAGAAGATTTCCTCCTGGACATTTGACCTCGGTCTTGCGAAGGGCTTCAAGAACGGGGTTCCACCCAAGGGGGCGGGCCAGCAAGGCGTTATTTTCGAGAGAGTGCCCCATTCAGAAGAGATTATTGTCAATCTGTGGAAGCTGTTTCGCGACCCGGACTTCAAAGCGGCAGTGAAAAAGCATAAGCGCTCGGTAGATAACTTTCCGCAGGGAATGGGAAGGTACGAGAATACCCAATCTGAGGTCGTCCTCAAGGTCGAAACGCTGTCCCAAGACCATATCTATTCTCTGGGCGGGCACAGCGGATCGCGTGAGGAGATCCTTCAGCTACTCATTGCTAAGGTTTGCGGAGCTCACGCAACGGCGAGTCAAAAGGATTGGCTTAGGTGGGTAATGTCGGTAGGCCCAAATGTTACGGGCCCTAAGTGGCTGAGCCCAAAAGCGACTCGGATTATATTGAACAGTGTCGAGCCCGAGATAGCTAATCTAAGGAAGGGTTAG